CTTAGGGATATTAGTATTAGCATTAAATAAAATGGAAGGAACCATAAAAGGATCAGCAGCATTATTAGTAGCTGCCATTGCAATAAAGGTATTAGCATCTGCTTTATGGGACCTGGGAAAAATGCCTATAGAGGTAATAATCAAGGGCCTAGGAGCATTGGCTGGTGTATTTGTAGTACTTGGTATTGCAGGATTAGTATTAACTCCTTTGGTACCTGTTATATTAGCTTTATCATGGGCTATGATGGGATTTGGAATTGGTATATTAGGCATAGCAGCAGGTTTATCACTTTTATGTATTGCCTTACCAGTATTTGCTACTGTATTCGCAGCGAGTTCAGTTATAATTATCGCTACAGCAATTTCTATAATAACAGCAATAGCGGGTATGATTCCATTAATTGTTCAAAAGATAGCAGAGGGAATAGTAGCATTCTGTAAAACATTAACAGATAGTGCTACGGTTATAGGTAATACCGTATATACACTCGTAACAACTATAATGGGGGCGTTAGTTAAAACGATACCAGTGGTATTAGATGCAGTAGTTCAACTACTAACTGCGCTACTCAATGTTTTAGTAACGCAGACACCAATCATTGTACAAAAGTTAGTTGACATTCTAGTTGGATTCATAGAAGTAATAGCACAAAATGCACCTAAACTAGTTAATGCGATGGTGGATCTAATATTATCATTAATTTGGGCTATTACTCAAAGGATACCAGAGATGGTGGATGCTGGGTTTAGGATGATTATTGGGTTGGTAGATGGTCTTACTAATGCCATAAATAATAATAAGCAAAGACTAGTAGATTCTATGCAAAGTCTTATCGAAGCAATTGTATCAGCGGGACTACTTGCATTCAGTGACACAATCGGAGACTTTAAGAATGCTGGTATGAACGTAGTTGAAGGTTTTATAAGTGGTCTAAGGGCCAAGATACAGTCAGCAGCAAATTGGGCAGGTAGTTTAGCCTCTTCAGTATTGACCGCGGCTAAGAATGTATTGGGTATACACTCACCATCTAAGGCATTTGAAGAACTTGGTAAGTACTCGGGTGAAGGATTCATCGTTGGACTTAATGGTTATGCATCTAAAGTAATTAATTCGGCTACAAATCTAGGTCAAGGAGCAATTAGTGCCATGTCAAATGCTATTTCAAACATACATGATGCTATTGATACTAACTTAGATTCAACTCCAGTTATCAGACCAGTACTCGACCTTACAAATATTCAAAATGGTAGTAACAAACTTAGTAGTTTAATGAGTGGTTATAACCTGGACGGGACAATTAATACGACTAACACTATCTCTAAGGGTATTCAGTCACACAATATGGAACTTACTAAATCATCCATAGCTCCCCCAACAGTAGTATCAAATACTGGTGGTGCAGTTAACAACACATTCAACATAACAGGTAGTAATCCTAAAGAAATTGCTAATGAGGTATCTCGTATAATTCAGAAGCAAATAGAAAGGAGGGACACGGCATGGGCGTAATTATATTTAATGGCGTATCTTCTCTAGATTATGGTATTCAGGTAGAGTCCCCACCTAATTATGAGATCCCTGAAAGAAACTACGAAATAACACCAATTCCTGGAAGAAATGGAGAATTAACATTAGACCGAGGTGGTTATAAAAATGTTAACCGTTCATACCAGATAGCGATCGGTGCTGTTGGAGGGGACTTTACGACTCTAGCAAATAAGATTTCAAAGTGGCTTCATTCTGGTTCAGGATATGCCCGACTTGAGGATTCATATGAACCTGATCATTACAAGTTAGCAACCTACTCAGAAGATGGATCTATATCGAACATACTTCAACAGGCAGGTAGACTCACAATAAACTTCAACCGTAAACCTCAAAGATTTTTAAAGACGGGGGATACAAAGAGTATAATAACAATACCAACTACTTTAGTTAACCCAACTGACCAATCAGCATTACCGATAATAACAGTAAAGGGTTCAGGTGCTGGAGTACTACATGTTGGAAGTTATGTTGTAACAATATCTGACATTATAAATTATATTGATCTAAACAGTGATATAGAAGAAGCATATAATGGTATCATTAACTTAAATGGATATATTACATTAAGCAATGGATTCCCTAAACTAATTCCTGGGGATAATCTAATCTCCTTTTCAGGGGGAATAACATCAGTCGAAGTACTGCCTAAATGGTGGACGATATGATTACGTTATTTCCATCAAGTGCAACCACATTTACTACTAATGGTTTGGGAAGTCTTAATGAGTCCATATCTTGTATTGTAACTGAAGAAAAAAATGGAGAGTTTGAATTAGAACTAGAATATCCTATAATAGGAAGGCGATATTCTGACTTAGAGTTACGAAGGATCATACTAGCAAAACCTAATCTGTACGACGATCCACAACCATTCCGAATATACAATATATCTAAGCCAATGGATGGCATCATAACAGTTAGTGCTCACCATATAAGCTATGACTTAACCGGATATCCAGTATCACCATTTACTGGTAGTTCCATATCGATTTCCTTAGCAAACATGAAAATAGCATCGACATTAACCTGTCCTTTTACGTTCGTAACAAATTCAGAAGTAGTTGCAGATCTACAAGTCATTAAGCCTGTTAGTATAAGGTCCTTATTAGGTAACGAAATCATTGGTACCTATGGAGGAGACTATGAGTTTGATAAGTACGCAGTTAAACATCATGCTGATAGAGGCTTTAACCGAGGAGTCTCTATTCGCTATGGTAAGAACCTATTAGACCTAAAACAGGAAGAGAATTGTGCTGCTGTTTATACAGGAGTATATCCTTTCTGGTATTCTGAAGCAGATGGTCTTATTCAACTTACAAATAAAATAGTAAATGCAATAGGTACTTATGACTTTGATAGGATATTTCCTTTAGACCTATCATCATCCTTTTCGGAAGTACCAACAGAAACTGAATTAAGAGCAGCGGCCAATGAATTTATGGTAACTAATAATATAGGGATTCCAAAGGTATCAATTGATGTATCATTCATGCAACTAACACAATCTGAAGAGTATAAAGATTTTGCTATTCTAGAGACAGTTAAGTTATGCGACTATGTCAATGTAGAATTTCCTATAATGGGTGTTAGTGCAGTTGCTAAATGTATAAAAACTATCTATGATGTACTTACTAAAAGATATGAGAACATAGAACTTGGCGAGGCTAAATCTAATATTGCTCGTACTATTGCTGATGGATTTCAATCCGCTTCACAAAAGATTGCTGAGATCAATACTTACTTTAGTAAAGAAGTAGATACAATCAAAATAGGACTAGCTGATATTGACTTTGCCATGGTTAACAAAGTTGATACTGAGGAATTAGAAGCAGGTTATGCTCATCTTGTAAACGGATATATAGATTTGGCTCAAATCGGAGACGCAACAATAGGACATGCTAAGATTGCCAATGCTGCGATAGAGACAGCCAACATTAAGGTTGGAGCAATAACAACCGCCTTATTAGGTACGGCTGCAGTAGATACAGCACAAATAAAAGATGGTAGTATTACTGATGCTAAAATCGTAGACTTAACTGCTAATAAGATCACTGCTGGAACTATCGATGCTTCTGAAATTGATGTTATTAACTTGCATGCAGTAAATATAACCGTTGGTACAATCAATGGCGTACAGATTACAAATGGTGCCATATCATCAACTAAATTAGGGACAGGTGCCGTTACAACAGCAAAAATTGCAGTAGGTGCAATAACTGTAGATAAGATAGCAGCAGGAACTATTACTGGTGATAAACTAGCATTGGGAACAATAGCAGCACAAAATCTAAATGTCACAAGTCATATGCTGTATTAAGGGGGATTATTAATGAGTAAAAAACGCACAAGTAAGAACATGAGAAAAAATATTAAGACATCAATTGAGGGTGCCTTGGAAGGAAAACTCCAAAGCATTCTACACGACATTGAATATAGACTCGATTGTCTGTATCAGAAATCAGAGCAGAATTTAACAGGTATGGCTATGAAATTAGGAAGTAGAGACTTGAACTTAGCAAAACATCAGTTAGATGGATATACTATTACAGATAATACACCTACTGGATCAATTGCCTGGACATCATGTAATGTTGTTTATAAGGGGACTAACTATCCTATTACGAATGGTGCTACTGCATTGAAATTTGTATACTGGACATTAGCTCAAGTAGACAAAACTATATTCTTAACTAGTAATACTAAACCAACACTTGGTGAGGATGATGTTCTTGTATTTATAAATGATGGTGGAATACACAGTACTGTAATGGATACATTCAAATCTGGTTATGCAATGCTTGATGGTTCTATAACTGGAAGTGAAATAAAAGCCGCATCAATAGCAGGAGCAAATATAGTAGCAGGTGGAGTAGGAACTACTCAAATAGCTAGTGGAGCAATAACATCAACTTTAATTGGTGCAGATGCAGTAACAACAGCTGCAATAGCTACAGGAGCAGTTACAAGTACTGAACTAGGAGCGGGAGCAGTAGTTGCAGCGGCAATAGGAACTGGTGCAGTAGGGACTACAGCTTTAGCAGCAAATGCAGTTGACGGAACAAAGATAGCCACGGGTGCTGTTGCAACAGCCAATCTAGCAGCAAATGCCGTAGATGCTACTAAACTAGCAAATGGTGCTGTAGGAGCCACTCAGATAGCTACTGGTGCTGTCGGAGCCACTCAATTGGGAACAGGTGCAGTAACCACTATTAAAATAACAGCAGGAGCAGTTGACTCAGCAGCACTAGGAGCAAATGCGGTAACCACTGCTAAACTAGCCCTGACCTCTGTAGATTCAACCATCTTAGCAGCAAATGCGGTAACCTCTGCTAAGATAGCCACGGGTGCTGTTGCAACAGCCAATCTAGCAGCAAATGCCGTAGATGCTACTAAACTCGCAAATGGGGCAGTTGGTACAACTCAATTAGCAGCTAATGCTGTAGATAGTACAAAACTAGCAAATGGTGCAGTTGGTAGTACACAGATAGCTACGGGTGGTGTGGCAACTGGTAACCTAGCAGATGCAGCAATCACAGGCGTCAAAATAGGAGCAGGAGCAGTTGCGGCAGATAAGTTAAATACCGCCATGCACATGTTATTTTAAACATTTTAGGACTGAGGTGAGGATATGGCTTATACAATAGAAAACAATCTACCAAGTGCTGGGTGTATAAGATGGACAAATCTACATATGCAATATTTAGGAACCAATTATACAATTGTGGATGGATATACTAATTATATCTATGTATATTGGACACCAGCTACCCCAACAACTCTTGTAGTGTCAAATACATTCCCAACTCTTGGTGTAAATGATTGTCTTATTTTCTTAAATAAAAGTGGAACAGCCGTTGTAGTACCTTCTGCCACAGTTCTAAATGGTGACCTAATAGTTCCAGGTAGTATTGTAGCTAATGCTATTGCTGCCAATACTATTACGGGAGATAAACTATTAGCAGGTACTATAACTGCAACTCAAATAGCAGCAGATGCAATAACTGCAAATCAAATAGCTACAGGGGCAGTAACCGCCGATTCATTAGCCGCGAATGCTATAGGTGCAGGAGCCATAGCAGCAGATGCTATAACATCAGACAAAATAGTAGCGGGCGCCATAACTACAGCCAAGATAGCAGCAAATGCAATAACCTCTAACGAAATCGAAGCAGGTACTATACAGGCCAGTGATATAAAATCATCAACTATAACAGCTACTCAGATAGCAGCAGGCACGATAACAGCAGCAAAAATAGCAACTGGAACCATAACAACCACTCAGTTGGCATCCACAGTTGGTGCTGGATTGGATATATCAAGTAATACTAATATTACATCAAGGGCTACTAAGACCGAAATGGCTAAGTACGTAGGGTCCAGAGGCGAAAATCTAGTAACAAATGGCACCGGATTGCTTGGAACAAATCAAAATTTTAGTTCATTTCTATTTAGTGGACTAGACGCCTATGGAGCAAGCGGATCATTTAAGAGTGGGGATTATCAAGCTGGATATAGTATTGATGAATTGATCCCAGTAAACCCAGATAAAAATTATAGATTTGGTTTCTATGGAAAGACAAACCCCTATGTTGGGGCGCACTACTATGGAACTGTATCTTGTTTTGATGCTGATGGTAATGGAATATCTCCCGACCATACTATGCATATAGGGTCTCTTGCCACATTGACACAAGATTTAAAAGCAGGAGATACGGTCATGAAATTATCTACAACTGCGGGTTGGAACAATGCAGGAAATGGATATCAACGAGGGTTAATAGCATGGAATTATGTAAATAGTTTCGGTTATCTATATCCACCAGAAACATATAGTAGAAATACTTATGGTGACTATACATTAGGACTTTGGTCTGCAGGAGGTATAGTTGATGGTACTACCATTAATTTAAGGGTCCCTTGGTCTGGAGCTACAATACCTTCAGGTACATCTGTAAGTAATAAAAGTTCAGGAGGAACCTACAAATATCCAACTAATTGTAGTGGAATTGCAATCCCAAATGTATGGACTCCATATACAGGAGTTATAGGAACAACAGATTTAAGTGGAACAAGTTATGGTAATAAGTTTCATCCAGGTACGGCTGCTATAAAAATAGGTTGGTTAATAAATCGAGATATTGCTGGGTCTACAGTATGGTTATCTAATATAAGTTTCAATATTGACTTAGCTATACAAGCTGATTTAGATGCTGCTGTAACTAGAATATCTACGGCTGAAACAAAAATAACACCAGCAGCAATAGTATCCACAGTTAGAACATCAACAGAATATGTTAATGACCTGGGCGAGAAACAGACAGTTGCTCAAGTTAAGTCGACAATAGAACAGACACCGGCAAGTGTATTGATAGGATTCAATGCTATAAATCCAAATGTCCAAAATTCCGCGGCGGGTGAATTCATAGTATCAAATGCCAAATTCCGTATGAAAAATGCAGCAGCAAAGGATGTATTTTATGTGGAGACTGGTGGTCTAACTGCTAATGATGCAGGATATGTAGCATATGACCCAGATGGTAAAACCAATGGTGGTACTCAGTTCCTTGGACATGAGATATTTAACATACCTGGCCAACCAGGCTCAGGACATGAATATGAACCTTTGTTCCTTGAATCTGATGGTAATGTCTATGTGAAGACTGCTACTATCGGTGGACATGGTGGACAATATGCTGATTTATATGCTAGGGATTTGAAACTTCAAGGCGTCTCGGGTTCATATGGAGGAGTATATTGTGCTGGAATATTAGTTGCTGATAAATCAGGAGCCGATATAATAGCACAGGGTTGGTCGGTTAATGGTAATACAGTGCTAGGATATAAGAAGTATAGAAGTGGTCTTATAGAACAGTTCGGACGAAAGAGTGTTAGTGCTGCTGGCGGTACTGTTGATTTCCCAATAGTTTTTCCAACAGAGTGTATTGCTGTAATACCTGGAATAGACCCATCGGGGATGTATGCAACAAGTGCTAGATGTGATGTTAGACGAACAAATAGTTTTGATTGGTCTTCTTGGCAGGGTGGTACATCTATGTCAACTGGTTATATAACATTCTTCGCAACTGGTAATTAAGGAGGAAAATATGAAGGTCTTCATGGATTATGACCATACAACAGGAATAAGAACTGGATTTTACACAATAGATAATGAAGAGGATACAGCACCAGATACCGCCATATTAATTAGCGAAGAAGTATGGGGTTTGATACTATCTAGTAATAATGACTGTAAAGTTAGACTTGGTTTAAAAGGAGATACACTTAAAATGGGATTTTCTGATCTTATAATTGAGA